CGATTACAGAGTCCGGGAAGGACTACAATAATGTCACTGTTGAAGATATGGAACAATTAGACAGCCAAATAGAAAAAGAGCTAAAAGCATTCTGCAATAGATATTACATTGATTTCAATTACATTGTGAAATTTCAGGATATCGACAATGCAGTTGCCAGCTCACGACTGTATAAGTTAAAATTGCCACTCCCTACTCCTATTACCAAAAAGGAGTGGGAGAAAATTTGCACAATTGAGAATGACAATTACCGCCGGATGTTATTTGTAATGCTTGTTGATGCAAAATATCACAGGCTGCATAGTATTTCCATTGAGAATTCTGCCACCATCACAGAAGATACACTTTTTTATTGTCATATGGAGAAAAGGGATATCTATAAAGCCGGTGCATGTAAATTTAAGAATGCGGAAGAGAAAAATTTTTCTCTTGGTTGCTTGTTTAAAGCTGGATTATTCGATATTACAAATAATAAATACAAATCGTGGTTTGTAAAATTTGTTGATATATCCGATAATCCAGATGATGTGCTTGATTATATTACCGATTACGATCACTTGAATTTACACTATGATAGGCTGTGTGGGAAAAGTATAGGTTCTTGTAGAGTTTGTGGTCGATTGTTTCGGCAAAGTAAAACTAAGCTGGCTAATTATTGTTATAAACATCGTGGTTATAACAAGGTTCTTACACAAACTATCGTTTGTATTGATTGCGGAAAGAATTTTGAAGTTGGTTCTAAGAGCAGACAAAAATGCAGATGTAAAGAGTGTCAAGCAAAATATCGCAAAAATTATATGAAACAATTGATGTCCAAAAAGCGAAAAAACATATAAAATTGCTTGTTAGCAAGTCAATTAAATTATTTAAAATCTCTGTAAAAAGCAAAGGTAGCTGATTACAGAGGTTTTTTGTTTTTGCACCCTATTATGAATAAGGGAGTATGTAGGAACGTACATAAAACCTTGCTTTTATGGTAACAGTCAAAAAATAAAAAGGGGTGGTTGGTATCAATCCGAAGTACAAAAAGTTGGAAAATGAGACTGATTACGAATATGGTCTTAGACTCATCTCTATAAAGGTCGAAGAAAAGCCGGACGATTTGGACTGGGAAGATATTGTCACGCTTTTACATTTGGACTGCCATAGGGATAGTTTACGAAAGGCTGCAAATGTAACTGAATTTTCTGGTTACAAAGTTATGCAGTATTTCAAAGAGAAAATGGAAACTCAAAGCCATGATGACACTGAAAGTTATTTGAAAGAGCTTGAATTGAAAAAGAGAGAGCTTATCAAAGAGCGTGCGAAACTTCATACTGAAAAGTTGGAGTACAACAGATGGTTACGTGAAGATGCCAGGGATGATTTATTTGAGGAAAAAGTCATTACTGCTATTCATGAAACGCTGAACAAGGTAGATCCTCCGCAAAAAATCGGTGGTATGCTTTCATCTCGTTATGGTCTTTTGAATATAGCAGACTGTCATTTTGGAAAAGATTTCAAAGTGTATGGTCTGAATGATGAAATTGTAAATGCTTATAGTCCTGAGATATTTTTTATGCGTATGGAAGTTCTCTACAATGAAGTAGTGGACTATGCACATAAAGAAAAACTCAAAGGATTCAAAGTATTTAATTTAGGGGATTCGTTAGATGGATTCTTGCGTAATTCACAATTATGGACATTACGGTATGGTGTGCCAGAAAGTGCCGTTATATACGGGGAGTATATGGGTAAATGGCTGAGAAAATTGTCCGATGAATTTGACATAGAATACTATCAAACAAATGGAAATCATGGTGAACTTCGCTTACTGGATGGTAAAAAAGGTGAACATTCACATGATAACATTGAAATGGTTACTGGAAGTATTATTCGTATTATAAACGAGGATAATCCTAATTTCCGATACATAACGAATAAATCTGGTTCTATCTTCACTGATATTGCCGGGTATAATGTTATGGGAATTCATGGAGAAGTCCGTAGTTTAACTGCTGCTATTAAAGATTACTCTGATATTTATGACACTAAGATAGATTATCTTGTGGCTGGTCATAAGCATCATTCAGAGTTTGTAAACTGTGGAGTCCGTAGAGGGGTGATTGGTGTTGGAACAATTATTGGATCAGATGATTATTCAATGTCAATAAGAAAGACTGCCGATGCCACAGCATCTTTTGTTATATTTGAAACAGGAAAAGGAAAAGTTGATGAGCATACATTTGTTCTCAATTAACCTTAATAATGAGTTACAAAATACAATGTAGAACATTTAGCAGCATGAAGGAAATTTTTGATTGTTTGGAGATTCATTCAAAAATTCCACACGAAGAATACGAATCGGTTAAATTATATGGGGAGTCAAGTTTTATCATAGACGCATTGAAATATGCTATCACAGAGTATAGCGATATTACTATTGCTTCTATTGATATAATTCTTTCAGATATTGATCCTGTTTGTAAGGATTTGTATGTCTTATCTATTACAGAAGAAAATGAACTTTACATTCAACCAGCTTATAATGGGGAGAATATGTATCGTAACGAAGCAAAATTTGCAATTGTTCAAGATACAGTAAGTTCGCAGCTTGTAAAAGATATGTCTGTTGATGACTTATCTTCTACTGTTTTGGGAACTTTTATTTTTTAACAAGCAAAAATAAATGCAGAAATGTATTGACATTTTCTAAATGTATGCTATAATACATACATAAGGAACAGGAAATAAAGTAAATGAAATAAATAGAGGTTTACCATCCATAAACTTCTATTTATCTCTTACTTTTAATCAAACTATAATAAATGCATAATGCGGATTAGAGCAGTGGTCAGCTCGCTTGCCTCATAAGCAAGAGGTCGAGGGTTCAAATACCCCATCCGCAATTTATCTTGTTTTATGTTTTGTCCTATATGTTTTTTGTTAATAAGCGGTGGGACTATTCATTGCGTAATAGTTCTATCGTTTATGTAAGAGTACATAGCAAAGTCTGGCAATGCACTGGTCTGCAAAATCAGTATTCGTTGGTTCAAATCCAACTGTACTCTCTTTAAGCTCATACAGCAATTTATTTTGGATATTTCTGTTAAAAATACTACCGAAATGAGCTTAGTTTCGTAAGGCACGTACAGCAAATTACTTATACTTTCAAATGGATATTTTAAGTAGATTGTGCCTTGATTTTGGTCTTGTAGTTAAGTGGTAATAACATCGGATTGTCTCTCCGAAGTCGTGGGTTCGATTCCCACCTAGACCGTTATGGGGTGTTGGACAAGCGGTTTAAGTTATAGCCCTTTCACGGCTACGAGACGGGTTCGATTCCCGTACACCCTACTACTGGTGAATCTGCAGTCAACCAGAAACGTTTTTTAGCATTTACAACGAGAAATAAATGTAGCAAGTCATATTAACGTGATATGCTTGTTGGGTTATAGTGTCAGCCGAGTAAAAACTAGCTGTAGATGTGTAGTTTAATGGTAAAACAACAGTCTCCAAAACTGTAAGATGTGGGTTCGAGTCCTACTGCGTCTGCTCTGCATTTGTGGTGTAATTGGATAACATACCTGGCTTCCACCCAGGCGATGCCGGATCATTCCCGGTCAGATGCTTTTTGCATTTATGCAATTTATATTTTGGGTGTGTAAACGACTACGGAGATCGGGCAGACTGTAAATCTGCTGCCTTCGGGATCTAGTGGGTTCGACTCCCTCCACGCCCATGTGAGATAGTTGCTTTACCAATTCTAACGACTCACTTTAAACGGTAGAAATTGGCGTTTACGACAAGCGGTAATGAAGATCTTTCCTTCCACGATAGCAAGGGTAAACTACATTTGGGAAGTTAGCTCAACTGGTAGAGCATTAGGTTGAAGCCCTAAGTGTAGGTGGTTCGACTCCACCACTTCCCATTCAATCTAATAAAGCCCTTATAAAAAGGCACATGAGGTATATATGAAATGGTGAAGAAAACATAATCATGGACATATAGCTTAATGGATAGAGTTCACGACTACGAATCGTGCGATATAGGTTCGATTCCTATTATGTCTGTTTTGCCCGTATAGTTCAATGGAGAGAACATGGCTCTTCTAAAGCTATGATCTTGGTTCGATTCCAAGTATGGGTGTTTATTTTTGGAGTGATAACCCTAACTGGTAAGGGAGTAGTCTTGAAAACTACCAGTAACCGTAGTGATACGGCGTGAGGGTTCGAGTCCCTCTCACTCCGCTTTATGTCGGAATAGAGACTTTAAACCTATTTGAGTGGAGGAAGTATTTTTCTCCTAAATCTGGGTGTGTAACTCAGTTGGTAGAGTAACCGGCTTTTAACCGGTAAGTCGTGAGTTCAAGCCTCACTACACCCACTATATTATTTTATTAGGTGGATTGTATGACAGATAGAAAGATTAAAGGACTGATGAATGAATTATCATGCCAATGTTATTTAACTTCGTTGGGTTATAATGTATCAGTTCCTCTTGGAGAAGATTGCAAATATGATATGATTGCAGATATTGGCGGTATGCTTATTAGAATACAAGTTAAATCTTGCACTGTACATAATAATGGTATACAGCTTTCATTAGCATCAACATCATTAAGTTCGACAGGTGCTATAAAAAGGTCTTATTCTAAAAATGATATCGACTTCTTTGCTACCTATTATAATAATAGAATGTATATGATCCCAGTTGAAGAATGTGGCAACACTACGAAAACTCTTTCATTTGAGGATTCCAAATATTCAAATAATGTGTGCATCATTGATGATTATTTGGCTGAACTTCAAATTGAAAAATTGAAAAATGGTGAGTTATTTCATGAGCGAAAATCTACCAATAAAATTTTACAATATGATTTAAAGGGTAATTTTATAGGTACTTTCAATACATTTTGTGATGCTGCAAAATCAATTGGTAAGTCAAAGGAATCAGCTACTCACATAGCACAGGTTTGTAATGGTAAAAGAAAAACAGCCTATAATTATATATGGAAACTTTCATCAGATTAAGGTAAGGTGGCAGAGTTGGTTTAATGCACTAGATTGCTAATCTAGCGTACATGTTAAGTCATGTACCGTGGGGTCGTAGCCCACCCTTACCGCTCATATTATACTGGAATATAATTCAATGGTAGAATGCCTCTCTGATACGGAGGTTATATAAGTTCGATTCTTATTATTCCAATTTAGACACATACAGCAAAATTTTGATTTAATTCTTTCAAATTATTTTTACAAGCAAATAAAAATTATATGAAAAAAACATAGGATATTATTCCTCCCCTTAATATCCTACTGTAAATCAACAGAAGATAGTGATATCCTCTGTCAAAGTGTCTAGCATAGGCTCACACAGCAAATATGAACAACTAACAAAACATATTAAAGAATATTTTATATTTCCCCTCAAACACTAAGTATTTTTGATGAATGAATGGTTTACATTTTAGAGCCTAGTGAAAGTCGCATACAGCAAATTATAACGAAAAATTGGGTAAGTAATGCAAATATTTACATAAAAATCTGACAGGACAATCTTAAGTGTATTGTCTATCAACAGATTTTCTTCGATCTTAGCGACTTGTCTTTTTTTATCCTTCTACCATGTGTAGATAGGAAATCTGATTTTGGCATAGTCATTATCAGTTTTTTAATGCCCTGTAGTCCAATGGTAGAACGGCAGACTGTTAATCTGTATGTTGTGGGTTCGATCCCCACCGGGGCAGTTTATAATGGGGTATCGCCAAGCGGTAAGGCACAGGACTTTGACTCCTGCATTACGCTGGTTCAAATCCAGCTACCCCAGTTCTGCTATAAAGCAAATGTGGTCTTAACGGTGAGATAAATGCAGAATCTTCAAATCCGTGTTTGCTGTTTTGCTGGCATGGCGCAATTGGTAGCGCAACTGACCTGTAATCAGTAGGTTAAGGGTTCGAGTCCCTTTGCCAGCTTTTATTGAGAATGTGGTGTAATGGGAGCATACATGATTTGGGATCATGTGGAGCAGTTCGAGTCTGACATTTTCAATTTTAGGCTATAATTCTTCCATATATGAATATGCGGATGTGGTGAAATTGGCAGACGCATCAGATTTAAGCTCTGATTGGATAATTCCAGTACGGGTTCAAATCCCGTCATCCGTATTATGGTAGATTGGCGAAACAGGTAAACGCAGCAGTCTCAAACACTGCCGGGAAACCTTACGAGTTCGAGTCTCGTATCTACTACTATAAACAAATAATAATAAAGGTGGAATTATATGTCTAAACACAAACAAAATAACGATGGAATTTATTTCTTAGGTGAATCATCAACAGATGTCACTGGCTCTCAGTACCTTGTACAATTTGGAGGCAAAAAGATATTACTGGAATGCGGACTATATCAGTCCAAAAGCAACAGTTATCTTGATTCCTATAAAATCAATTCAAAGAAATTTAGATTCAAACCAAGTGAGATTGATTACTTGTTTGTGGCACATCCACATGTGGATCATTGTGGTTTAATTCCTCGATTGGTTGCTCAGGGATTCAATGGAAAAATTATAACTACACCTAACACTGCAGCGGTTATGAAGTCGCTGCTTTTTAATTGCGCTTTTATTGTAGCTGATGAAGCAAGAATTCTTTCAAAACGCTACAGCAGAAACTACTCTCCTATTTATAGTGAAGATGATGTTTCTAAAACATTGCAGTTAATTAAACCTTACGGTGAATATGGTGTTATTTTCCAACTTGACGATGTAGTTAGTTTTCAGTGGATTCCAAACTCTCATTGTGTAGGTGCTGCTCAATTACAGTTAATTTTGTCAGATGGATTGAAGACAAAGAAAATCCTGTACACATCAGATCTTGGTGCTTTGAATACAAAGAACCATTATGTAAGAAATACTGAAATTCCGACAATGTTCAATGATGTTGCCATTATGGAAAGCACATATGGGAGCAGAGAAAAATTAAATAAGAAAACTAGGGATTTTGACGTTGAGCATTTGAGAGTAGCTGTCAATACTGTATTGGAGCGAAAAGGTACTCTTCTGTTGCCATGTTTTAGTTTTAGCCGGACACAAGAATTACTTACTGTTCTTTATTTGATTTTTGGTTGTGACGATTCATTTAAAGCTGATGTAGTTGTCGATTCAAAACTGAGTTGTGAAATTTCTGATTTGTATGAAACTATATTAAAAGGCGAAGATTTGGAATTATGGATGAAAGTAAGAAATTGGAAAAATGTTGTTTTCTTATCTGAGAAAGAAGAATCCAAAATGTGCCAGAATGATACTACCCCGAAAATAATATTGTCATCATCTGGATTTTGCACAAATGGTAGAATTGTAAATTATCTACAGAAGTTTTTACCTGATCCAAATAGTATGGTCGTGTTTTCTGGATATGTTGGTGATAATCCGTCATATCTCTCCTATCGAATCAAGAACTACAAAGACTACAAGAAACTGACAATCAATAAAGTGCCGGTGGTGAATAGAGCAGATTGCATATCACTTTCTACTTTCAGTAGCCATGCCAATAGAGATGATCTGATTAAGTTTGGTAGTTCTCTGAACACAAATAAACTTATTTTGGTTCATGGTAGTGAGGAAAGTAAAAAATCATTATCCGAAAGTTTAAGGAAAGAAATTTCCAAAAATGATAAGACTTTTAGGGTTTTATGTTCAAATAAAGGAATGAAAATTTTGTTGTAATTTTTTATAGCATGGGTTGGAAACTTCCCATGCTTTTTATATGGGAGATTGGTGGAATTGGTAGACACGCTGCGTTAAGAGCGCAGTGCCGTTATTGGCGTGTGGGTTCGAGTCCCACATCTCCTACTCCCACTATTCTATAGTGGAAAATTGCATAAAGAAAGAAGGTTTGACAAATGGGTGTTACAAAAAAACAGCAAGTGGAAAAATCACTCGCTTCTGACGTTTCAGTAAACAGCGATGTTACGCTTGAAAAAATCTCTGCCAAAGAAGAACCAGATGATTACGTTTGTCAGACTTGTGGTAAGCACTATAAAAAAAGAAAAGGCAATTTCTCTCCATCTAAGTCACCGATTTATGCCGGTACAGATGGGTATATGAACACATGCAAAAATTGTGTTGATGAATTGTTTGTACATTACACTAATTTTTTCAACGGTAACGAAGAACGTGCCATTGAAAGAATATGCCAATTATTCGATTTGTACTTTAATGAAAGTGCCCTTGCTGCATCGAGAAAAATCAGTGAGGATCGTAGTCGTATTTCTGTATATATCAGCAAGATACAGATTAAACCTCATACTGGAAAAACATACAGTGATACTTTGATTGAGCAAAAATCAAATTCTATCAATTCAGCCGATGATGTTGCTGAGTATAGTGGATTGGATGCTACTCAATTGAAAAAAGCTGTTGGTGTTTGGGGATTTGGTTTTGAGCCGGAACAGTATGGCATTTTAAATGATATGTTTGATGACTGGAAATCTAGGGTTGTTATTGATGGCAAGACAAGAGAAACCCTTGTAAGAGAACTGTGTATTATCAAACTACAGATGAACCTTGCATTGAAGGATAATAATGTTGAGCTTTATACAAAGCTGATGAAAACATATCAAGAGACTATGAGATCTGCAAACTTACAACCAAAGCAGGAAGATGAGAATGATAAGGCATCTGAGAAGCCAATTGGTGTAATGATTAAAATGTTTGAGGATGAACGTCCTATAGATAAGTGCCGACCAGAATGGGAAGACGTAGATGGTATTGTAAAATATATCACTATCTATTTCTTAGGGCATTTATGCAAGATGTTGAAATTAAAAAATAAATACTCAGCTCTTTATGAAGAAGAAATGGCTAAATACAGAGTTGAGATTCCTGAATTAGAAGAAGCTGACGATGAAGATATCTTTGATTTCATTGTAAACGGCGGTGACGCTGATGGGGCAAAGGAATAAAGGTAATTTATCAGACTCTAAATACGAAAAAATAATGTGTGGTCTGAATATATGGATAGGCTACTATCGTGCAAACCCTGTACGATTTTTGATTGATTATTATGGCATGGAATGGATTCGTCCATTTCAGCAAGTGTTAATCACATTCATGTTCAGATTTAATAACTTTATGACTATTGCGAGTCGTGGTATGGGTAAATCCATGATCGTTGCTGCTTTCCTATGTGCCTATTGTACACTATATCCTGGTGTCAAGGTATGTATTGCTGCCGGTCAACGTGGTCAGTCAATTAACGTCCTCTTAAAGATTGTAGAGGAATTTATGCCACAATCTCCTAATCTAAGGAATGAGATACTCAAAACAAATACTTCTCCCTCAGAGGGATTTATATATTGGAAAAATGGTTCTGTTATAAAGGTTGTAACGGCAAGGGATTCTGCCCGTTCTGCCAGAGCAAATATTATTATAATGGACGAGTTTAGACTTATTGATAAAGGTGTCGTTGATAAGGTACTGAGAAAATTCAAAGCCGGACAGCGTAGACCTAACTTCTATAATAAAGAAGAATACAGCGATAAGGTTGAAGAAAATAAGGCTAAATATCCAAAAGAACCTAACAAAGAGATTTATTTGAGTAGTGCATACTACAAGTATCATTGGTCTTGGGCAAAGTTCAAGGCATTTTTTAAATCCATGATTAAAGGCGAAAGCTACATGGTCGTTGGATTCCCGTATCAATTACCTGTTTATGAAGGATATTATCCAGAAGAACAGATTCGTGAAGAAATGCAGGAAGATGACTTTGATAGCATTGCATGGTCAATGGAGATGGATTCTCTTTTCTTTGGTAGTTCTGAAAAGGCTTTCTATAACTTTGAAACTGTAGATAAAATTCGTAAGATTCAGAGAGCATTATATCCAAAGCCTTATTATGCACTGTTGAATGACAGTAAGTATAAGTATGAACCAAAAAGAAATGGTGAGATACGTCTTTTATCAATGGATATTGCGACACAAGGCGGTTCTAAGAATGACGCTACTTGTTTTACACTGATGCAATTGCTTCCAACTTCAAGCAATCAATATATTAGAAATGTTCTGTATATTACTACATTAGATGGCGGTCATACATTCGACCAGGCTTTAAAAGCAAGGCGATTATTTGAGGATTTCGATTGTGACTACATAATCGTAGATACAAATGGTGTCGGTATTGGTGTATTTGATAACCTTGTTATTGAACAGGTTGATGATGAAAGAAACACTGTATATCCGGCATGGTCATGTATCAATGATGACAAAATGGCTGAAAGATGTAAAGATCCTGAAGCAGAGAAAGTCATCTACAGTATTAAGGCTACTGCAAAATTCAACTCTGATGCTGCAGTATATCTTAGAGACTGTATCAAACGTGGAAAGTTACGACTTCTTATCAATGAAATAGATTCCAATGATATTCTGAATCGTAGTAAGGCTTTCCAGAATTTATTAGTTGAAGATCAGGTAATGTTCCAAGAACCATTTTATCAGACAACTGCCATGATTAAAGAAATGATTAACTTGGATTACACTGCTACTGACGGAAAAATCAAAGTCGTTGAAGTGGCTGGTATGAGAAAGGATAGATACTCTTCTATCTCCTATGCCAACTATATTGCGAATGAGCTTGAAAGAGACATGCGCAATATTGAAGACGAATACGGATTTTCAACTTTTATCAATTAAAAAATTAGGAGGTAGATAGATGCCAGAACAGAATGAAGTGGCAGCTTCTACTACCAAAAAGCGTGGTAGATCATCTGCACCTAAACGTAAGGCAAACACGAATAATCGTGCCAACCATAATGTAGAAACAAATGCTTATGCTTACAATACTACATTACCTTATATCTATTCTGTCTTAGGGGATTTTCTTGATGCCTCCCCTTATACGATAAAGGACATTAGAACATTTTCTAAAAATCCCCAGTATTACAACAAACAGTTAAGAGATTTGGCTTGGTGGGCGTATAACACCAACGGTAGTGTAAGAAGTGCCGTTAATTATATTGGCTCTATGCATACTCTTGATAAGGTAATCGTTTGTAAGAATAGAAAAAAGCGTCCGAGAAATTTTGAAAAAAACAGACTCAAAATGTTATCTGTTCTTGACAAAATCAATTATAAGCAACAAATCAGAGACAATCTGATGAAAGATGCAAAT